CGGCGCATCACACGCAGACCCACAGGGGGGACCATGACGACGACGCGAGATCGGCTGCGGGATGCCGTGCAATGGGCTGAGGCCCGTGGCTTCTCGACGCCACGCGACACGCTGACGCTGGACGAGACGCGCTGGTGCAGGCGTGCGCTGAGGGGCTGCACGTGCTGCATGCCGTTGGCGACACGCTCAACATGAGCGAGGGCGACCGCATCTATCGGATCGTGATTGCCCTCGCCGCCATCACGCAGGACGACGCGGGGGGCAGGGATGGGTGAGGTGATGACTGACCTGGCACAACGTCTGCTGACCGCCGAAGACGTGCAGCGGCAGTGGTTTACGAACCCGGACGGCTCTCCGGTCGTGTCGGTGCGCTGGATTCTGGAACACATGCCGCGCGTCCAACTGTCACGCCGCGTGGTGCGCTTCCGCGCCGACGACATCGAACTGGCGCTGGCGGCGCGGGTGCGGGCGGCATGAAGGATCTCTATTTGTCGCTGAAGCATGGCGCCAAGTATTCCGTCGCCGCACTGATGGTCGCGGAGCAGATGTGTTTGGAGCCTCACCACCTAGAGTGGATCACCGAGGACTATCAATCAGAGATCCCGGTCCCTGTCATCGCGCAAAGGTGGGGAGGCTTCTACTTCCAGTGCGACATGCGCCGTCTGTGCAGTTTTTTGCCCGCAGCAGAAGGGCAGCGAGTCGCAAGGATGCGCGATTGGGAGAATGAACGATGGAGGCGCCACAAAGAGTACTGCGATTGGTGGTCTTTGGTCCGAGAGTGCGTGCTCTGTGGGTGCGCTTTTGATACCGGCGAGAAGATCGAGTTTACTGAACAGCTAAGGCTCACCCAGCTAGAAGAGTCACCGATGAGCCGCATGCACTGGAAGCGTCTACCTATCGTCGGCGGCATCGTGTGTGCGAGCGCAACCTGCGTCGAAAACGTTCGGTTGGCTGTGGCTGTGGAGCCGTCTGACGCGAAGTACGCTAGGGTGAAACTTTCTGACATTTCCCCAAGCGCCGTAGGGTTCGCAAACGCTATTCGACTTCGCGCCGCACTCCGCGTCGCGACATACCACGCAAGACAACAGAGGCTCCAACATGCGTAACACTGACGACCTCCGCGCGCTGCTGAACGACGAAATCGCAAAGCTTCAAGCTGGAGAAAGCAACCCGGCCCGACTCCGGTCCATTGTCGGAGCTGCATCTGTCGTTCTGAAGTCCAAGAGCCTTGACCTGCAATACGAGCAGTACGCCGCAAGCGCCGAAGTCCGAGACATCGCACCCGTCAGCCTCCAGCGCGGCGCACTCGGCTAGCATGATGACCCCCCACCCCATGATCGAACGCCGGTTGCAGCGGCTCGGCCTGCCGCGTCTGCGCGTCAGCGCGGGCAGCTCCACACCGCGCGTGATCCGCCGCCGCGAGTCGCTGATCGACCAACTGATCGACGATGGGCAAGTGGCCGTCCTGCGGGCGCTGATCGAGGAGTCGATTACGCTGGCGATGTTGGACGACTACGCCCGCGAACACCCGCTGACGGGTGCGGGGCTGGCCGTGCTGGTCCGTGGGCAGACGACGCTCGGCGCGGCGTTCACGGAGGCGCTGGACAAGATGGGCACGGGCGCGACGAACGCCCGCTATGCGCTGTCGCTGGACGCCGTGACGGCGACGTATGGCGCGGGCACCCTCGTCCGTGACCTGCCGGCGCTCGACTGGCCCCGGCTGCTGCTGACCCGCAAGTCAGCCGCCGACGCGCATCACATCCGACGCGCTGTCAGTCGCTTCCTGAGCGTGTGGTACGGCAAGCAACACCCGGCCCGTCACGCCGTGCTGGCCGGATTCCCGCCGCTGCCGGTGGAGCGTGGCCGGGTGCCGGAGCTGACGCCCGAGATGTTCGCGCAGGTCGTCGCCGCGGCACGCGCCGACGTGCGCCCGGCGTTCGTCACGCTGGCGCTGACCGGGCTGCGGGTGTCGGAATACCTGGCGCTCACCCCCGACCATCTGCGGCACGACTCGCACCGGATCGCGGTGCCCGGCACGAAGACGGCGGCGAGTGCGGCGCTGGTCAGTGTCGCCCCGGCGTTCTGGCCGATCATCCGCGCCGCTGTCCCGTGCCCCGTCCGGTATCGCCGCCTCTGGCACCTCTGGTCCGAGGCGCTGACCGTATGTGGGTTTACGGGGCTTCGCATCCACGACCTGCGACACGCGCACGGGCAGTGGGCGGTGGACGCTGGCGCGGCGGAATCGAAGGTGCAACGCAGCCTGCGCCACACGTCCGGGGCCATGACGCGCCGCTACACCCTGTCCCATGACACCCGCGACGTGTCGACCGCATTGGCTGCCGCCGTCGCCCCTGCCTTGCTCACCATCACCACGGAGGGCCAGTAAATGCCCAGTGTCCCGAGTGAGACTCGAACTCACGACCTACGGATTAAAAGGATCACAGTAAAGAACGACGGACCCCGCGCCCCCCTGCGGCGTGGCGTGTCGTGGCGTCGTTCGGCGTCGGCTGATGTCGCCCGAACCGCGCCCGAAAGTCACGGCGCTGCCCAGTGGATGCCCAGTGCGACCCGCGCCCGGACGGCGGCGTGATCGGCGACCCGACGTTCCCGAAGCCATGTTCGGGAACCCCCGACATGGTGAACCACCCGCCGCACTACACCGCTGGCGGCATCGAGTGCATCGACGCGCTCCGCGCCGCGCTCGGTGACGAGGCGTTCGTCGCCTACTGCCGCGCCACGGCGATCAAGTACCTGTGGCGCACGGGCCTCAAGTGGGACGCCGAGCAGGATCTCCGCAAGGCCGCGTGGTATGCGACGCGGGCGGCTGACACGACCACCGAAATTGCCGCGCGGCGGCAGGAGCAGGGATGAGTGAGACGACGCGCGCCCGCGCCGAATCCGAGCTGCGCTTCCGGATGCCCGACGACTTCCTGACCCGGATCAAGGCCGCAGCCGACCGCGAATGCCTGCCGGTCAACCTCTACGTGCGCCGTTTCTTGGCGCTCAACATCGACATTATCGACCCCCAGACCGATGCGACCTGACCCCCGCCACACCCCACGGCAGCAGACCGCCGACACGCTGCTCCAGCAGCTCGCCGAATGCAGCCAGCGCCGCGCCCGCGTGGCCGACGTTGCACCCGACCTCCGCGCCCGGCTGGCCGAGCTGCTGGTGCTAATCCCGACCCTGCCGGCCTACGGCAACGCCTCCGCCGTGGTGCAGGGCGCGACGACGCGACTGGGGACCGCCTGGGCGACCGACACTCTGGACCGCATCGCCCGGCGCGACATCGAGGCGGTCCGGTCGTTCCTTGCGACGGTGAGGATGGCGGCATGAGCGAACGCTACGCCTTCACGCCCGAGGAGTTTGGCGACGCCATCCGCTGCTTCCGCATCACGCCGCGCCTGACCGTGAAGGAACTCTGCGACATGACCGGCACTAACGAGGGCCGATCGCGGGCCATGCTGGAGACGCTGGGCATCGCGGAGCACCTCCGCGCCGGGTTCGGCGGCATTCGCAAGGCGTACACCCTCGCGCCCGACTATCGGCAGCGGATGGCGGCCCGGCAGCGGCGGCAAGAGGCCCGCGCGGCAGAACGGGGTGGCCGACCCACGCCGTCCTCACGGCTCGCGCATCTCATGGGCGCACAGACCTGGCCGACCGGCGATCCGACGCATTTTCGCACGGACTGGCTCGGGCGGGTGGAGTACATCGGGCCGGTCGCGAAGGCGGTGGACCCGAAGTGGGAGTGTGCCGCAGAGGATGACGCGGCATAGGTGTTTGCAGCAGGTGCGGAACGGCTTGCTATATTGCTTTGGGTGCTACACGGAGCACCCGGCATCATCAACGACAAAGCCCGCCATCTCGGGGGAGCGGGCGGGCTGAGTCGATCAACAACCATGAAACAAGGAATCTAGGACATGGAGCACCGAAAGCAACTCAGCGGGTGCCGGCATGGCGGGGCGTACTTGGCACGGAAGGCGTCGAACAACGCCGTGTGCCTGTGGTGCCCGGACTGCGATGATTATGCGACAAAGGCGCGACTCGGACTTTCTGGCGTCTGGGTTCCGAAGGATCACCCGATCCTCGTAGGCGTTGACCGCATGGCGCTGCCGTTGGTGGGGGAGCAGGTGCACCGACTGTGCGAGCACTGCAACGAGCGCCGCGTGTGTCAGGCGCATCACGTCGCGTGCCAGAGCCTGTTTGACGATGCGGACGCGTGGCCGGTCGTCTGGCTTTGTACCGCGTGCCACGACCAGTGGCACGACGTGGTCACTCCATACATGCCGGGACACATCAACCCGACGCGGATCGCGGACATTCTGCACCGCTGGTTGACTCCGGATCAGCAGGCCGACACGGTCGCGCGGCTGCGTGCGCTGCGGACGAAGGAGAAGGCCGCATGACGGTAGCGCTCTCCAAGATGGGCCGCGCGGCCTTGATCTACGCGCAGGAGTTTGGATGGGCGGTGTTCCCGCTCGTGCCTCGAGAGAAGCGCCCGCTGACGGCCAATGGGTTGAAGAACGCCACGACCGACGCCGAGCAGATCGCGGCATGGTGGACGCGGCACCCTGACGCCAACATTGGCATGGCGACCGGCGAAATCTCTGGCGTCGTGGTGGTGGACGTGGACGGGCCGGATGGCGAGGCGGCACTGGCGACGTTTGGCGACCTGCCGGTCACGCCCGTCTCGAGCACCGGCAAGGGGCGGCACCTGCTGTTCGCACGGCCTGACGGTGGGGCGCGCAACACGGCGTCGAAGTTGGGCCGATCGCTCGACACGCGAGGCGACGGTGGCTACATCGTCGTGCCACCGAGCGTTCATCCGTCGGGCGCGGTGTACGCCTGGCATCCCGACGCACACCCGCGCACCGTGACGCCGGCATCCCTGCCGGAGCCGTTGCGGGTGGCGATGACCGCGACGGCCTCACAGAGTGCCGCCGACCTGCCAGCGGGCGCAGTGGCGGCTCGAGACTTGTGGACGACGCTCGTGCCGGACGGCGAGGGGCGCGATCCGCAGCTCTTCCGGTTCGCCTGTCACCTGCTCGCCAAGGGGATCGCGCCGACCTATGCGCGGCTGGCGGTCGAATCGGTCAACCGCGAGAACCTCAAGCCGCCGCTCCCTCCCGAGACGGTTGAGAAGGTGTGGCGCAATGCACTGGCGCGGCATCCCGAGGCCCTGACAGTCACCGACACGCCGTCCGCGTCGTTTGCGCCGATTGGCCGCGCCATCTTCAGCGACATCGGCTACGCCAACGAGCGGCCCGTCGAAGCCGTGCCGACGCCGTTGCCGGGGTGGAACCATGCCTGTCGCGGATACGGCGGCGGGGTTGGCATGGCTCGGGGCTGGAACATCGTGGCCGCTGGCGCATCCGGCACCGGCAAGTCGTTGCTCGCGCTCAACGTGACCGACCGGGCGCTGTCAGCCGGCGTGTCGGTGGCCTACCTGTCGCTCGAGATGTCGGCGCAGCAGTTGCTGGCGCGGCTGCTCGCCATGCACTCCGGCACCCCGATTCAGTCGCTCGAGCCGGGTGCGTCCTATGAATCGGCGTCCTATCGGGTCGCCGTTGACACGCTCCTCTCGACCTGCGACGCGCAAGGTGGACGCCTCGAGCTGTGCGAGCGCCCGCCGCGAGAGTTGGGCGCTGTGACTCGAGCACTCCGCGACGCCGCGGAGGCCGGGGCGCGGCTGCTGATCGTGGACTACCTCCAGTTGATTGGCGTGAAGGGCGCTGACTCCGCCGCGGACCAGATGCGGCAGGTGGCCGACGCCATGCAGCTCGTGGCCTTTGAGACGAACACGACGGTCTTCGGGCTGTCGCAGTTCAACCGCGCCACATCGTTCGCCGGCGAGCGCCCGACAGTCTACGGGCTGGCTGGATCGAGCGCGATCGAGAACAACGCCGACCAGGTGCTCTTGATCGACGCGACCGAGGCCACGCCGAGCGACCACGGGCGGGACATGAAGCTCCTGCTCGCCAAGAACCGGCACGGGCCAGCCGTGGACATCGGCGTGCACTTTGACACGCGCACCCTCCGGTGGTCTGAGCGTGACCTCGGGCCGGACACGCGAGAGTCACAGGCGCGGGCGCACGGCATCCACACGGGCGGGCTGCGCGTGACGCGAGGTGGACGATGAACTGGATTCGCATGGCCGTCACGATGAAGGGCGACGCCTCGGTGCACCTCATGGCCGAGCGGACGACACGCGGCGACGTGCCGAAGGCGATTGGGCATATCCAATGCGTCTTGTCGGAGCTACCGGCGCACGCTCGAGACGGGAACCTGCGCGGCACCCCGGACACCCTGCTTGAGCAGTGGGCGATGTGGGCGGGCAAGCGCGGACAGTTCGCGACAGCGTTCCGCGAGATCCTGTGCACGGACAATGTGGTCAGCGCATGGGATCGGCACAACGGTGCCGCGATCCGCGATAGCGATGGCGCTCGAGAGCGCATGAAGGCCAAGCGGCAGCTCGAGCGTGAAGAAAAGAGCCGGCAGTTGGAGGCAAAAAAACAGGCGCTGCTACCGGCGTCGTTCGGCGAACCGTTCGGCGAACGTTCGCAGAACGTTCGGGATGTGTTCCCTTCTGACGGGACGGGACGGGACGGGACGAACTACAGTTCTACAGAAATAGCTGCTGTAGTTGTTACGGGGCAGAGCAGCGGCAGCAGCGGCGGGGATGTCGTCGGGTTGCTCGAGCCAACCGCCGCTGGGATCTACGCTGGCCTGCGCCGCTCGCATCGCGACCCTCTGGCGTTCGACGCGATGGTCCGTGCTGCCGTGGAGCCGATCACCGGCGGCGTCCGGTTCACGTGGCTCGAGGCATCAGCGGCCATCGTCCAACTCCGCGGCACCGGGCGCGAGGTGACGACCAAGCTGCTCCGCGCTTTCATGGCCGACGCCAGGAAGCGCCCCGACGCCTCGAGCGACCGCGCCCGTCCGGAAGCCGACCCGTGGTTTCATCGGTCGCAGGAGCTGTCCAAGCTCCGCGCACAGAATGAATACCTGATCGACGACTGCCGGCCACATGACGTAAAGCCGGAGCCGGAATGGGCTGCGGAAGCCGACCGGCGCTACCCACCACGGAAAGTCGCATGAAGCCCACCCGTGCTAACGCCGTCCGCGCCATCCTCAAGGCCGACCCGGTGACGCCGCTGTCAGACCTCGCCCGCGCCAACGGCTTCCCGCCGTCGCTGTTCGTGACCTTCGCGCACCGGGTCACCCGCACCGACGGCATCGACTACCACGCACAACGGCTGGACGGGCGCAAGCGGCGGACGGCTGGCGCATGATGCGCGTGACCCTCGCCGACGCCATCCGTGCGCCGGAAACGCCCCGCCACGCCCCGAACGCCACGGCCCCAAGGGTAGCGGCGACCCTCACCGTCCCGGTGCCTCCCAGCGCCAACGAGTGGCACCGGCACGTCGGCAGCCGCGTCCTGCTCTCCAGCGCGGCCCGGAGGTACGTCAAGGGCTTGGCGCAGCACATCCCGGACATGCCGCCGTTCACCGGCCCGATCCGCGTCGAGATCCGATGGTACCGCGCCCGACGCGCCGGGGACGTGGACAAGCGCGGCGGCATCCTGCTGGATGCCTTGCAGGGGCTGGCCTACGCCAACGATTCGCAGATCGCGGATTACCGGATTGTCCGGGACGACTCGCAGCCGAAGGCAGCCCGGATGGTGGTCACGATTACGCCGCTGGGGGAGCCGTGAGGGCCAAGATCCGCGCCCACTCCTGGCGCATGCTCAGTGCCGCCGCCCTCTGGCTGCTCCGACGGCAGATCGCCGACGCCTCGACCCGTGGGCAGTATGTCCGGCTGGACGGGCTGATTCAGCAGTACCGCGAGATGCAGACGGCGCATGCGGATTTGTGCGAGGCACTCCAACATCTGAGGGCGGGACGATGAAAGCGACGTGGGTTTCAAAACTGCCGGACATCGCGGCCAACCAGTTGCCCATCGCCTCGGCCAACGCCATCAACAAGGTGACCGACCGGGCCGCATCACAAACCCGCGTCGCCGCTGCCGGCGTCATGAACATCAAAAAGCGGTCGCTCCTCGTCTACTTCATCCGCGCCCCGCGTGAGGACCGCGCCACGAAGAAGAAGCTCAAGGGCCGCGTCATGATCGGCGCACCGAAGACGGCCAGCGATCAGACCCGTGGCAGCATCCTCGCCCAGCATGCAGAGCGGGGCAGCAAGAAGCCGTTTAAGGGGCGCTTCGTTGCCATGCCATCCCGTGAGATCAGCTCGAAGATCGGCGGCAAGCGCATCGTCAAGCCAGGCTACGGCCTCCAGAACTTTAAGCCGTTCTCCACGCCCATCGACAACGGGTCGAACCAGACGCCCAGCGGGGCACGGGGCAGCCGCATCGAAGGGCGGAAGAACACGTTCGTCGTGTTCCGGAAGGGCACCGGCATGCCCATCCTGCTCCAGCGGTACGGGCGCGGGCTGCGGCAGACGCGTGCGCTGTGGCTGTGGGTGCGCTCCACGAACCTGACGAAGCGCCTGCCCTTCGAGGACATCGTCACGAAGGTCTGGGAGCGGCGCATGCAGGCCGAGCTATCGGCTGAGATGGGGAAGGCGGTGGCCTCGGCTCGCACCGTGACCAGTGGTGGTGGGGTCGTGTCCACGCCGCTGCGATGAGCCCAAGAACCGTGCCACGGACGCAAGTGTATGCACCACAATGGTTTATCGGGTCCCTCTGCGCCCCTACGTGCTGCGGGGACCGCGCCGCCCGGTCTATGCGTGTACAAATGACACACCACTTTCGGGTGCAGTTGTAGCGATGCCGCAACACATTGAGACGGTCAGCGCGACGGAAATGGCCCGGCTTTCAGGGGTCACGCTGTCGGCTGTGACCAACTGGAAGGCCGAGGGGTGCCCTCACGCGGTCGATTCTCGTGGGCGCGTGGTCTACGTCCCTGCCGACGTGACCAACTGGCGCATCGAACGTGCCGAGCGGTCGCAATCCCCGCTGGACAAGGACGCCGAACAGGTCCGCAAACTCAAAGCCGAAGCCGACCGCGTGGAACTGGAAGTCGCCAAGGTCCGCGGCGAGCTGCTCCCCGCCGCCGACTTCGAGCGGGCGCTGGCCGAAGAACACGACGAGATCCGCGCCGCGCTGGTGTCGCTGCCGTCGCGCTTCGCGCGGTTGGTCGTGGAGCGCACCGGCTGTACGATGGCCGTGGCGCAGACGCTGCTTGCGGACGTGGCGGATGGGACGTTGGCCGAGTTGCAGGGCGGCGATGTCGAGTGACCTGACCGCCCTCCGCCCCGAAGACACCGCCCGCATGGAGCGGTCGCGTCGCGCCAGTCGCCGCAAGCGGTTCGCGCCCGCGCCGCGCCTGTCGCCGAGCCAGTGGATTGAGCGGCACCGCTACTTGAGTACCGAAACCGCCGCCGAACCGGGGCGGTATTCATTCGTCCGCGCGCCGTACCTGCGGGAGATGGCCGACGCGATGGGCCGTCTGGATCTCGACGCGGTCGTGATCCGCAAGCCGAGCCAGACGGGCTACACGGAGTTGCTCAACTCGTTCATCGCGTTCTGCGCGTGTGCGGACCCCAGCGGCATGCTGATGATCCAGCCGACGGTGGATCTCGCGAAGGCGTGGACGAAGGAACGCCTCAAGCCGATGGTCCGCGACACGCCGCTCCTGCGGGCGCTGACCGGCGAGGCGTCGGGCCGTCGCGAGTCGGACGATACGCTCCAGTTCTTCGGCTTCCCCGGCGGTTGGCTGGCGATGCAGGGCGCAAACTCGCCCGGCGGGCTGGCCTCCAGGCCCGTGCGCCGTGTGCTGTGCGACGAGGTAGGCCGCTGGCCGCGCAGCGCCGGCAGCGAAGGCGACCCGTATGCGTTGGCCGAGGCGCGCACGCGAACGTTCTGGAACCGGATGGTGATCGCGGGCAGCTCGCCGGCTGAGGAGGGGTCGTGCCGGATTACGAGCCTGTACGAGTCCACCGACATGCGGCGGCGCTACGTCCGGTGCAAGGGTTGCGGCGACCGCTTCCCGCTCGACTGGCGCGACGACGCCGGGGAATACCTGCTCCGATGCGACAAAGACGACGCCGGGGAGTGGCTGCCTGAGACGGCCTACTACGGCTGCCCGCATTGCGGCACGGCGCACACCGACGCCGATAAGCAAGCCATGGACGCGGGTGGGCAGTGGATCGCAACCGCCCCCGAGGTGACGGGCCGCGCCGGATTCCACATCGACGGGCTGCTGTCGCCCTGGCTCTCGTGGCCGGACATCATCCGCATGTTTCAGACGGCGAAGGCGTCACAGGACACGCTGCGGGCCTTCACGAACACCGTGGTCGGGCTGCCGTTCGCCCCACCGTCGGAGCGGATCAGCGTGGACGGCCTCATGGCCCGCGCCGAACCCATGCCCGACGTGCCGCCGTGGGTCGGGGCCGTGACCGTGGGCGTGGACGTGCAGCAGGACCGCTTCGAGCTGCTGCCGGTCGGCTGGGGTGCCGGCGAACGCTGCGCCGTGCTGCCGCCCGAACGCATCTGGGGCCGCATCGACGCCGCCGAGACGGTCACGGAGGCCGTAGACGCGATCCTCGCGCAGCGCAGCGGCATGATCCCGGCGGCGGTGTGCGTCGATACCGGCTACCGGCCCGAAATCGCGTGGGCGATCGTGGACCGGCTCAAGGCGCGGCGCGTCATGGCCTATGGCATCAAGGGCATGGACGACCTCGGACGCCCGATCATCGCGGAGCCGAGCAGCAAGGGCCGAAAGGGTGTGCGAAACCCCTACCTGATCGGCACGAACACGGTGAAAGACAGCATCGAAGCCCGATTCCGCGCCGATCCCGACGGGCCGAAAGGCGTGGCGTTCTCGGACGGCATCGACGCCGAAAGCTTCGCCCAGCTCACCGCCGAAGAGAAGCGGGTGCAGTTGGTCAACGGACGCCCGCGCAAGGTCTGGAAACTGCGCCCCGGCATGCGAAACGAGATGCTGGACATGCTCGGCTACGCGATCGGTGCCCTGCACGCACGCGGGGCGCGGTTCATTGTCGGGCTGGGGCAACTGGCCGACAGCCGCACCGCAGCCCCGGTACAGGCTCCAGCACCGCCTCCCGCCCCCACGATCGACCCCGTGCTGGCCGCGATTCAGCGGGCCACACGCCGCCCCGCCGCGCAACGCGGCTTCCTCAGCAAGAGGTGAGCATGATCCAGCTTCCGGCCTACTTCCAAGCGATGAAAGACCCCGAGATCGTGGGCACGACGCGCCGGATGTACGACTGGTGCGTGCTGCACCTCGACGTGCAGGAGTTCCGGCCGGTCAAGCGCAGCGTCTTGCCGCAGCGCGAGCGCGAAAAGCTGCCGGCGCTTGTGGCGCTCGGGTATCTGGCGCAGCGCACGCGGCCTAACGGCGGCGACAACGAGTACCGCCTCTATTGGTCGAAGGCAGAAAAAGCGGCGTAAATCGCGTTTTGCACACTAGTGGGTGCTCCGGGTAGCACCGTTTGACGCCGGAACATGGCATGATGCACCATGCCCCCGGAGATCGGATCGACCGCCCCTGCGACGATCATGCAGGGCGATACACTGCGCTGGCGGTTCGCCAGCCGCGACGCAACGCCGATCACGGCGACGCT